CATAAGAATTTAATGTGATCGCGTCATTTGTAATTGCGAATTTGGTGTTAGTCATTTTGTGTATCCTTTTCTGGAATAGAAGTTGCCCCCGCCCCGTTGTGGTGCGGTTAATAATTAAAGGGGGGCAAAATGCTAACCTGTCAAGATACCAACACCAAAGAAAATGCATTTTGTAACAATTCGTGATCAACATTCAAATAGTTGAATATGTTATTTATATTTATAATGTATATACGCAATCATGTTTCAGTAACACAATGTTACAATGTGAAACAAAGCGTGAGCAATGTACATGCATAAATGCGATTGCATGAATGTTAGAGCTAACATGCAAATACTGGAATGTGATCACAAAAGATACATGCAACAAATGGAATGTGATCACATGATGGGGGGTGGCATATATTTGTGATCACAATATGGGTATATCATACACGTTCTTTACATTTTGACGCGGATTGTAAAATTGTAAAGCTTTGGGCATAATATACGGCATTAATTGATCAGATAACACTTATAATATTGTTATATTTCAATGAATTAGCATGGTTTTACCTTATTATTTCTGCATTCTTGCACGATTGACCCAAGAAAGGCACCGGGCGAGGGGTAGGCGGGGGTATGGGGATATACGTATATGTACAAATACACAGAAGTGGTTTTTAGAAAGTGCCATAGGGGTGTTGACTTTTATGCATTTATACGTAAAACTATATAAGTACTTACAATATAAGGAAAATACCTATGAGTGATAGTGAAAAATGGCAAAACTGGTATGAAGAATACAAGCAAAGTGGAGCTATAGAAGCTATGCGCAAGGCTGAAGCTGAAAAAAGAGAAGCTCTTAAAGAAAAACAATGTAGTGAATGTGGTAAGATGCTACCTATAAGCTCTTTTCACGCTAAAAAACGTAAACGTAAAGACGGTTCAACCTATAAGGGTTACGTAGCAAAGTGTAAAACTTGTAGAAACACAGATCATAAGACCTACAGAAAGGAAAACTCTGATGTAGTTAAGGCATACAATAAGACACCACAAAGAAAAGCAGCAGCAAGAGAGCGTAATCGTCTAAAAGACATACGAAAGTCACACCCAGCAGTACCTAACTGGATAACAGCAGAACATAGAAAAGCAATACGTGCAATATATTTACACGCAGCAGACTGTCGTACAGTAACAGGTGAAGAGTATCACGTAGATCACATAGTGCCTTTAAAAGGTGAAACTGTATGTGGGCTACATGTACCGTGGAACCTACAAGTATTACCAGCAGATGTTAATACAAGCAAGTCTAACAAATGGCACTGGGGGCGTATGGACCAATAAGTAGTAACTTTATGTTACAATATGTTACAAAAATAGAAAGAATAGCATTTTCTGTATTGACAGGGGGTGTTTTTTCCATATAACTGCGTAGCAGTAGCAGCCTATAGTTATAACATTAAGTGTTTTAACTCTCTAAATAAGTAATACATATAAGTAAAGTAGAAACATTAGAGAGTTATAACTATTCTTTGAGTGTCGTAAATATGTCAGTGGACATAGGAAAAGTTACAACACTAGCAAAGTTGTAAATATGCAAATTTAACTATTGCAAAGTTGCAAATAACCTGTTACTCTGTTTCTTGTAACACACTCCCTCCTGTATAACTATAATAAGTGTTACTAACTGGTACGTGTAGCATCTATAGTGTAGCACCCTCCCTCGTTTCCTCTCTCTAATACCTGTATTTGCGACACGTACCACATTTTTCCATTAAATGTGTTGACAATGAATAATAACCGAATACAACTATACGCATCAGATGATGTCATTGAAGAGTTTTACAAAGCTTTAGCTTCTGGTGACGCTAATAGAATTAACCGTGTACATATCCCCAAGAGTGATGTCTTTTATGTGAGAGCAGCTATAGAAGCTGACACAGGAAAGAGATACACATTGGATCATGTAGAACGTGCTATGTACCTTGAAGGTATGCTTGATAGAAAAGACGTGTTTGAGCCTGACAGAGAACGTGATGGCGTAGGATGAAGTACCTATTGTTACCCTTACTACTTGCTGCGTTTGCTTTGCTCACTAGTTGTAACACAATAACATATACTGCGTCTTGTAGACCTGATGATGCAGTATGCCAGAGAAACCAAAATGCACAAACCCTCGCTATTATCGGACAAGAAGAGGCGGCTCTACAATTACTTTGTGAAGACCAGTCTATTCGCCATACTATTAGCGACAAGTGCGATAGCAGGTGACGTTACGGGTGACTTCTCTACAAGTAACACAGATAGCACCGTAGACAGTAACAACTCGCAAGAGACTATAACGAATAACTACAATGGTGCGGGTGCTGGACAACAAGCCCCTGTGATGTCAGCGATAGCTCCTACAGTAATGGGTGGCGGCGGTAACGATAGTTGCCTTATCTCTAGACAGGCTGGACTACAGGTAACCCTCTTTGGTTTAAGTGCTGGTACAACAGTACAAGATGAGCATTGTAATAGACGTAAGAACGCCCGGCTACTAGGGCTACCACAGCAAGTAGGTGGACTAGGGTTACAGGTATCAGCTATATCTGTATTATGCCAAGACCCTACTGTATTCCGTAGTATGATGTTAGCTAATACGCCTTGCCCTATAGCTGACACTAACACAGGCAAACTACTGATGGGCAAGAAAGCTATAAATAAATATAGAGAGAATCCAGAGCAGTACATCGTGGGGTACGAATTGGACAAAGAATTTTGGGATGCCTTGCTAAAGGTAGAAGAGGAAAACAATGAAACAATCGCAGCTATTGAAGACAACGGCCCTACTCTCAGCCTTTCTGATAGGTTCCGTACCAGTAAACGCACAAACAACAGAAGAACTAGCGGTGTCGATGTCGGGTCAGGAGAAGATAGACTACCTGATCAACAGCCTTGATTCTATTAAGACACGTATCACAGACGGTTCAGTACTTACTGTAGGTGCTGTAGGTTACGCTAACATCGGTGGTGTCATTAATGATGACGCTATGGCAGATGGCCTTATCTCTAACGAAGAGTTAAGTGACTACCTACAAGCTAAAACCCTTGTGCTAGATCATGACTACGCTATTGCTGAGACAGCAGAGCAAATGTTCATGCAAGAGTACGCAGCTAACATGAACGACTTGACTGCAGCGGTAGATAACCTGACAGCAGCAACATCTGTAATCATGACAGCAGTAGAGGTTATGGATGTAGCAGCAAATGCTGACACTAAACCAGAGCAGGTAGCCCTACAGGACATGGTAGCCACAGCAGAGTACAGCATTGACTCAACAGAGGTAGATGCTTATAATGATGCTGTAGCAGCAGTAGAAGGTTACGCACAACAAGCGGGTGCGTTTATGGCTGCAGCTAATAACGATGAACTAACAGCTACGATTGATACGTATGCTACACAAGGTAACTTTATGGTAGGCTCTTATACAGCCATTACATACACACAGAACGTAGATGAGTTTGTAATTACTTGGGCTGACTCAGGCTTTGAGGGTGGCTTCCAAGGTTATCTAGTAAACGATATGAAATCTGCAGCAGACGTATATGGTGCAGGTGAGTACATTAATACATATGGCGGGTATCCAACACAGTAATGAGTATGGAATTTAGCATAGGTGGCTTTAACGTAAAAGGGTGGATGGTTGCAGTAGGTGTACCCATCCTCTCGACTATTTCTGGTGGTATCTACTTTGGTTATGACACTCTGAATCGTTTCTATGGTGCAGAGGCTGGTGTAGAAGAGGCTCTAGCTGGGGTAGATGACCTAGATGGTCGTAACGCTACTCTAGATAAGCGTGTAACGGCTGTAGAGACAGAAGCCCAGCGCAGTCTATCCCAGACGGAAGCAGCCCTTATTGTACGCATTCAGACGCTAGAACAAGCTATAGCTGACAATGATGTACGTGGGCTGAATCAAAAGCTGGCACAATTAAGTACTAACATGACGCAGATACTTGAGCAGCAGAAGGTACTACTGGACCTACGTAGCCAAGTAGATAAAGCAACAACAATAACAGATGGGCTAGGTGATACTCTGGATGTTCTGCAGACAGAGATTGACGATATCTGGAGAGCCTACGACGAACTAGTGGATAACCCGCTATGAAGCAGCTAGAAGAAGGTAGTGCTTGGGACGCAGCAGACGCTGATGGTGATGGCATCATTACAGATGATGAAATGGCTATGTATGAGCGTAGGGTACGTTTCGAGAATGAGGATAAGAAAGAAGATGCGCAACGTAATATGGCTTGGTTTGCTTTATTTGGTATGCTTCTTTACCCCTTTGCTGTTGTTGTATCTGCTGGCCTTGGTATCGAAACTGCTTCAAGTACCCTCGGAGATATGGCACCTACTTACTTTGTGTCTGTTGCTGCTATTGTGGCGGCGTTCTACGGTGGACAAGCCTACACGAAAGGTAAAAAGTAATGCCATACCAGAAGAACGGAAAACGCGACTACAAGAAGCAAAACGAAAAGTACGACTCGCGCCCCTCTGTAAAGAAGGACCGTGCTTCCCGAAATGCTGCACGTAAGACAATGGCTAAAGCTGGTAAGGTACGTAAAGGTGATGGTAAGGACGTGGATCATAAAGATGGAAACCCACGTAATAACAAGCGTTCTAACTTACGTGTGACAACGAAAGCCAAGAACCGTAGCGTCAAGAGGAAGTAATGGCTAAACCAGCAAAAGGCAAAATGTTTGCCAAGAAAGTAAAGAACCCAAAGACAGGTCGTACCAAGACTGTATCATATGGTCAGGCTGGTAAAGCTAAAGATGGTGGTAAGCGTATTCGTCCCGGCACTAGTAAGGGTGACTCATACTGCGCACGTAGTGCAGGGCAGATGAAGAAGCACCCTAAAGCTGCTAAAGACCCAAACAGCCCTCTACGTTTATCACGTGCCAAATGGAAATGTAGCGGCACTAAATCACGGAAAAGCTAATGGCAACACCAACCAACAAAAAGCTCTACGCTAGAGTAAAAGCAGAAGCCAAGAAAAAGTTTGACGTATGGCCTAGCGCATATGCATCCGCTTGGTTAACTAAAACCTATAAAGCACGTGGGGGAAAGTATAGTGGGTCGAAAGCCAACAAAGTCAAAAGCAAAAAGTAAGAAGGGTGGTCTTGGCAAATGGTTCGGTGAAGAGTGGACTGATGTTAAGACTGGTAAGCCTTGTGGTCGCTCTAGTGCTTCAAAGAGCAAACGCCCTTACCCAGCGTGTCGCCCAAAGGCAGTAGCTAGTAAGATTACTAAAAAAGAAGCAGCAAAGAAAACTGGCCCTAAAAAGGTCAAATGGTCAACAACAGCATCAGGGAAGAAGAGGAAGTAATGGCAAAGACGAAATGTCCAAAATGTAAAGGTAAAGGCTGCTCACATTGTGGCGGCACAGGCTATCATGAAGGAATGAACATGGGTGGTATGATGAAGAAAAAAGGTTACGCAGCAGGTGGGCTAAAGATGCCCGGTGCTGAACAGAAGGGCTTGAAGAAGCTACCAACAGCAGTACGTAACAAGATGGGTTACATGTCTAAAGGTGGCATGGCTAAAAGAGGGTATGCACATGGTGGTATGCCTTGTGGTGCATCTAATCCAGCAGAACGCCCAATGAAGAAGAGTAAGTAATGGCAAAGTTCTACGAAAAATATAAGAAGGCGTTAGAGGCGCACGGCTATACAGTAGATGAACACGGTATTGTTCGTGATGCGTATGGCAATCAGGCTGCTGGTGAGGATCGCTTTGGTAACGTTAACTGTAGTGACCCCAATATTACAACTATCTGTTCAGCAGAAGATGCTAAACCAAAGCCTAAACCTAAAGCCAAAAAGAAGAAGATCGAAACACTTGAGGATGGCGATTAATGTCACTACTACAGCAGGGTAAATCAGCACGTATAAAATCTGTGTATGGTCACAACACAGGTACGACATACGAAACAGTATACACATGTCCTGCTAATTGTGTAGCAGAAGTTACCTTCATTCATGTTGTGAATGGGGGTAGCTCTACTAACACAGTAGAAGTTGAGTGGTATGTTGCTGCTGATAGTTACACATCACACTTCCTTAAAGGAAAGTCTATCAACGCAAGTGATTATGTAAGCTTTAGTGATATTGACCTAGTTCTACAGCCTAGCGATGAAATTCGCGTCACACCTACAAGCGCAGGTCATATTGATACTATTGTTACAGTAACAGAAACGTTTGTACCAATCGGGTAGCGGGTATGCATAAATAGGTACTACTACCTGACCTACTTTCAAGTATAACTATCTCCGCACACAACAAAAGGAGATATGTGATGCTTAACTTTCTAAAACGTGTCTTTAAAGCAATCGAAACTGCACAGCAAAAACGTGCAGACTACCGCCTACTACATATGTTATCTGAACGTGAATTACGTGATTTAGGTATTGGTCGTAGTCAAATTCATAACATTGTTTACGGAAAAGACTAAAAAGTGCTTGCATTTGCAATAGTTATACATAAAACTATATGCAAGCCCTAAAAACAAGGACTACTTTATGGCAAGAAACCTCACAGAAAACCAGAAAATGTTTCTCGAAGTCTTGTTCGATGAAGCGGGTGGTGATGTTGTGCTTGCCAAAAAGTTGGCTGGTTATAGCGATAACACACCTACACGTGTAATCGTAGAGGCATTGAAAGATGAAATCGCAGAAGCTACACGTACTTACTTTGCTCGTACTGCGCCCAAGGCTGCTATGGCTATGGTTGGTGCTTTATATGATCCTACTGAGCTAGGTATAAAAGATAAGATGGCAGCAGCTAAAGACTTGCTAGACCGTGCAGGACTAGGTAAGACAGAAAAGGTAGATGTCACATCAAGTGGTGGCGTATTCTACCTACCTCCAAAAGAGGGGACAAATGAGTAGACCTTTCCATATTGGGAGGGATTTAGGTTTTTGGGAACTACCAAAACCACACAAAGGCAAAGAACGAGAGTGGCACGTAATAGCTAGAGTAAGCCAAAACGTGCCATTTGGCTATAGGATACACCCTGAAGACGAAGACCTCTTGGAGCCTATACCTGAAGAGCTAGAAGCATTAGAGCTTGCAAAGCAGCACCTAAAGCAGTATAGTTTGAGAGAAGTAGCGAATTGGTTAACAACCCAGACAGGTCGCAGCATCTCACATGCAGGTTTAAAGCAGAGGATCGAAATTGAGCGAAGACGTAAAAAAACTGCTACAATTAAACGGAACCTCGCCAAGCGGCTCCAAAAGGCGTTATCCAAAATCGAGGAACTCGAAAAAAACAGGGTCGGGGCGTACTCCGAAAGCGAGTAAGGAAACAGTCACACCCCCAGTAGAGACTATTCCTGCACAGGTCGCCCCAGCAGAGTTCGATGTCGAGGCTGCACAGGATGTAGTGTTCAAGCCAAACCCCGGCCCTCAAACAGACTTTTTGTCTGCATCAGAAAGAGAAGTACTATATGGTGGGGCAGCAGGTGGCGGTAAGTCATATGCGATGTTGGCTGACCCTCTGCACGGCTTAAATGACCCTAACTTTTCTGGTCTACTTGTACGACATACTACGGAAGAGTTACGTGAACTTATTCAGAAAAGCCAAGAGTTATATCCACAGGCTATACCGGGGATCAAATGGTCTGAGCGTAAAAGCCAATGGATTAGTCCAAAGGGCGGTAGGCTCTGGATGTCGTATCTTGATAAAGATATGGACGTTAATCGTTACCAAGGTCAGGCTTTTAACTGGATTGGTTTCGACGAGCTTACTCAATGGCCTACTCCCTATGCTTGGGATTATATGCGTTCTCGCCTACGTTCTGCTCATAGCAACAAACTAGGCTTGTACATGAGAGCAACGACTAACCCCGGTGGTGCTGGACACGCTTGGGTTAAGAAGATGTTCATTGATCCTGCAGCAGCTAATAAAGCATTTTGGGCTACTAATCTTGAGACTGGCGACACTATTACTTATCCAAAGGGCCACAGCAAAGAGGATCAACCTCTTTTCAAACGGCGATTTATCCCCGCTAGTCTCTTTGATAACCCTTATTTGAGTGACACAGGCGACTACGAAGCTATGCTTCTATCGTTGCCAGAACATCAGAGAAAGCAGCTACTTGAAGGTAACTGGGACATAAATGAAGGAGCAGCTTTCCCTGAGTTTAACCGATCCATCCATGTCATTGACTCTTTTGACATTCCCGACACATGGGTTAAGTTTAGAGCTTGTGACTACGGGTACGGCTCTTACACAGGCGTTCTCTGGTTCGCTGTTGCACCTGACGAACAACTTATTGTCTACAGAGAGTTATATTGTTCTAAAGTTACAGCTTCTGATCTAGCTGACATGATACTAGATGCAGAGAAGCATGACGGTGGTATGAGATACGGTGTGCTGGATAGCTCTTTATGGCACAACCGTGGCGACACAGGGCCATCACTAGCAGAGCAAATGAATATGAAGGGTTGCCGTTGGCGTCCATCAGATCGCTCTAAAGGCTCTCGTGTCGCAGGTAAAAACGAAATACACAGACGTTTGCAGGTAGATGAATTTACTGAGAAGCCTCGTCTTGTATTCATGCAACACTTAACTAACACTCTGGCACAGATACCTATTATCCCACTAGATAAGAAGAACCCAGAGGACGTAGACACTAATGCAGAGGACCACCTCTATGACGCTCTACGGTACGGTATTATGACAAGACCACGTAGTCACAGCATTTGGGATTACTCACCAGCAACTCAACGTACTGGCTTCCAAGCTAGTGACACAACATTCGGGTACTAAATATGGCAGAAAACGACGAACTAAACTTTGATACAGATGAAGTAGTTGCAGCAGAAGATATGGATGATAGCATCTTCTCTTCCAAGTCTAGCTTACTTACATTTGTTGGGGAGCGTTTCAAGCGTTCAGAAGATGCTAGACGCTCTGACGAAGATCGTTGGTTACGTGCATATCGTAACTATCGTGGTTTGTATGGTTCTGATGTACAATTTACTGACAGCGAAAAATCACGTGTATTTGTTAAGGTTACTAAAACTAAAACACTAGCAGCCTATGGTCAGATTGTAGACGTACTATTTGGTAACAATAAGTTCCCACTATCTGTGAACCCATCAGTACTTCCAGATGGTGTAGCAGAGTCAGTACATATCAACATTGACCCTAATGCTTCACAAGCTGGTGATGCACTAAAAGCTGTAACACGTAATCAACCATCACGCCCATACTTAATCGACGGTACAACAGAGTTGCAGCCGGGTGAAACCATGAACGACTTACGTAAGCGTTTAGGTCCACTGGCTGAAAAGATGGATGCTGTATCTGAAAAGATTGTTGAGGGTGATGGTACTACTCAAACTACAGTAACATTTCATCCAGCTATGGTAGCTGCTAAAAAGATGGAAAAGAAGATTCACGATCAGCTACAAGAGTCTGGTGCATCTGTGCATCTACGCTCTATGGCATTTGAGATGGCTCTACTTGGCACAGGTGTCATGAAGGGTCCATTTGCTACAGATAAAGAATACCCTAACTGGAATGAAGATGGTGAGTATGAGCCACTAATCAAGACAGTACCAGAGTGTAATCACGTATCTGTATGGAACTTTTATCCAGATCCAGAAGCTTCATGCATGGAAGATGCAGAGTATGTAGTTGAACGTCACAAGATGTCACGCACAGAACTACGTGCGCTGAAGAACCGTCCATACTTTATGGAAGACGCTATTCAGTATGCTATCGACAAGGGTCCAGACTACGTACAGAAACATTGGGAACTAACAATGGACGATGATCAGGCTACGCCTACATCTGAACGTTGGGAAGTCCTAGAGTTCTGGGGTTTTGTAGACACAGACATGCTTGAGGAACACGGCGTTAAGATTCCAAAAGAGTTAAAAGACCTAGACGAAGTTAACGCTAACGTATGGGTATGTAATGGTGAAGTACTACGTATGGTACTAAACCCATTCAAGCCTACACGTATTCCTTACTATGCAACACCATATGAGCATAACCCATACAGCTTCTTTGGTGTAGGTATTGCAGAGAACATGGATGATACGCAGACATTGATGAATGGCTTTATGCGTATGGCTATTGACAATGCTGCACTATCTGGTAATTTGATTATCGAAGTAGACGAAACTAACCTAGTACCGGGACAGGACTTATCTGTTTACCCCGGCAAAATCTTTCGTCGCCAAGGCGGTGCGCCGGGTCAAGCGATCTTCGGCACCAAGTTCCCGAATGTTGCACAAGAGAACATGCAACTCTTTGATAAGGCACGTGTATTAGCAGATGAAAGCACAGGATTCCCTAGTTTTGCGCATGGTCAAACTGGTGTTAGTGGAGTTGGGCGTACTGCTAGTGGGATTAGTATGCTTATGTCTGCTGCTAATGGCTCTATACGGACTGTTGTTAAAAATGTTGATGACTATCTTATCCGTCCACTAGGGCGTTCATTCTTTGCATTTAACATGCAGTTTGACTTCGATCCAGACATTCGTGGTGACCTAGAGGTACACGCATCTGGTACAGAAAGCTTGATGGCTAACGAAGTACGTTCACAGCGTCTAATGCAATTCTTACAAGTAGCACAGAATCCAGTACTTGCACCATTCGCAAAAATGGATTATATTATACGTGAGATTGCGAAGTCTATGGATTTGGACCCAGACAAGGTTACCAACTCTATGCAAGACGCAGCTATCCAAGCCGAAATCCTAAAAGGGTTCCAAGCACCACAACCTGCACCAGCAGGGCCAGAAGGTGTCCCAGCCCCAGAAGGACAAGGACCACAAGCAGTAGCAGATACATCTGGCGGTGGTGGCTCACAAGTAGGAGTGGGTACAGCACCTACACCGGGTGAGCAAGGATTTACAGGTAATGTCGCTTAAAAAACTAGTAAACGATAAAGAACTATACGAAGAGTTTCTAAAACACGTAGATGACTTAATCTACCTACAACATAAGCAGATGGAACAGGCTACAGAGCCAGTCATCTTCTATAGAGCGCAGGGTGCCATCACTACTCTGCGCAAACTAAAGTTACTGAGGGAACAGGTAAATAATGGCTGACTATCGTAAGAGTCTAATGGATATGACACCCGAAGAAAGGGCAGAGGTTGCCCCGGGTGCTGTTATCTCAGATGATGTAAGCACACCTTTGAGTGTTAAAGTAGCAGACGAAGCGGTTAGTCTAGCTACTCCCATTGACTCTATCGTAGAAATCCAAGAAGAACTTAAAAAAGAAAACCCTGATTACTTAAAAATTGGTATGCTTGGTGGTATGGAAGCTATTAGCTTATTAGCACCGGGTGCAGGTAAAGCAGCACAGTCTATGATCCGTAAAGGTGCTGACATGGCACGTCAGACTGATAATGTTGTAGACGTAGCAAGTAACGTACCTAAAGTAGCAAAAGAACCATTTAAGAGAACACGTCCTGCATATCGTATTGCTACACAGTCAGAGGATGGTAAGTTATATCCTTTATTTGTAAATGCTGATGATGAAATACCAGTAGGTACGTGGATAGATGCTAAAATGCCACCCATTATGTTTAAGGGTGCTAATGGTAATATGTATGTACCCAGTAAAGGTGCAAAAAGAGCCAAAGGTGAAAAGCAAAAAGCTACAGGTGACTTACAAGTAATACCTGATGAAGAAACAGCAAAAGCTCTTAAAGAGGCAGGTTTTCAAGTAGAGAAGCCAAGTAAAACAGCACCTTTTGGTAAAGTTAGGTCTGTAGCTGCTAGACCCGGCTACCACGCTACTACAAAACCTGTGGCACACCATCTAGGACCAGAGGACTTGGTTGTATCTGAAGAAGAGGTACAGACTCTATTAAAGGCTGGTATAACACCAAAAGCATTTAAGCATAAGACATTTAGAAAGCTAGATGGTAAAACGATAAATAAAAATGCTTATAAAAAGTTATCCCCTGAAGATCTGTCTCTTATACACATCTGACGCTGCCGACGATCTACTCTGTGTAGATCTCGGTG